TTCTACCTGAACGGGACCAGCCTCGGCACCGTCTCCTCGTCTACCTACCTTCCCACTGCTGCCGTGTCCCCGTTCTTCTTCGCCTACTGCACCGCGGCGAGCTACGCATGGCTCGACCCGGATTACTGCAAGGTCACCATCACCGGACTCTCCAGATGATCCCAACCGCCTGCACCGTTCTCTCTGCCGCCATCCTCGCTGCCGAAGCCGGGGACGGCGACTACGGCAAGTATCTCGCAGGGGGTTCCGCTGCAGCCCTCGTCGCCGGGCTGTTCGTGTTCGTGACGAAGCACACCACGGCGAGCCACGAGAAGGTCAGCCAGCAGTTCAGCGAGACCGTGGACAAGAGCAACCAACGGTTCTCGGCGACCATCGAGAAGCAGGCGGAGGTGTTCGGCGCGACGACCACGACGCTGGTCCGCGAGGGCCGGGAATCGAGCGAGCGCCGCGAGCAGGCGTTGCAGGATCTGCTACGCAACGTCAACAAGGCCAGCTAGGATCGACGCCATGACCGAAACGCATGACGATTCCGTGGTGGACGCAACCGAGCCGGATGCGGCTCCGATCCATTCCATGACGCAGCCTCAGCAGCCGACGCCGCAGCAGCGGTCGCAGGAGTGCTTCGAGGCCATCCGCGACATTTGCGCACACTACAAGTGCCGGGTCGCGACGGTGCTGCAATCCGAGCCAGCCGGTGCTCCGATCGCGGACGGCACCTACAGCAAAGCGATCCTGTCCGCCGCGTGGTTCGTGCAACCGCTCGCGATCCTGCTGCTGTTCGGGCTCGGCTCCTGCGCCGGGACCATGAGCGCGGCGAGGATCGCGAACGAGCGGGCCAACCTTGCACTGGCGCACCAGCTCCGCGACGGGTGGTTCACCGGCAAGCCGGTTCCAGCGGCCCAGGACCAGAAGCTCGTCGACAACGCACTGGCCGACTGGGGCAAGGCGATCGACGCGGAAGCGGCGGCATCGTCGCCGACGGGGAAGTGACATGGGCAACCCCATCGTCGAACAACTCGTTGCCAAGTCGCGCACGATCGTCTCGGGCGCGGTCGGACTTCTCGGCGACATGCGCACGGACTCCGTCGAGCGTGCCCGCGTGCTGCTCTCCGAGGCCGCGGAGGTGGCCATTCGCAAGGCTGCCGGCGAGGACGTGGCACTGGCCGAGGCGGCGCTCGAATCGTCCACCACGTCACTCGGCCGAGAGAAGCAGGCGATGATCGTCGCCGAGGGCAAGGCGCTCGCGCTGCGGGCGGCGCTCGACACGATCCAGATCCTTGCCGCTGCGGCGGCTGGTGGCTGACAGGAGGCACAGCGATGGCGACCGTCCCCGGCATTCTCGTTCTTGGCGACACCTCGGTGCAGGGCGGCGCGTCCGGCCTGCGCGCCGAGTGGACGGATGTCACCTCGGTGACGGACAACCGGCTATCGCACCTCCTCAACCGGCGCATCTACCGGATCACGCCGGACAACGCATCGACTGGCGCTCCGACCGCTGCGTCGCTGTCCTGCTGGCCGTGGTATGACGGCAACGCCTGCTCGACGTTCTACGTGGTCACGGCCAGCACCACGACGACGGCGCAGGTGACGATCTACCCCAGCGGGGCGCCGAACCTGCCGAGCTACGCCGGGCGCGTGCTGACGGTCCTCAACACGTCGCCAGTCCCAACTGTAGGCTTCGCCCAGCGGCTGGCGATCACGTCGAACACGACGGACACCTTCACGTTTCCGGCGACCACCGCGCCGACCGTGGGATCGATCTGCTTCCCGGGGCAAGGCCGGTTCACCGACTATCACCCGGTCGCTGGGTTCCTGAACCTCACCTACGAGGTCGGCACGCCCAGCAGCCGCGGAGGCTCATCGTGGCAGGCGCTCGGTCTCGGCGTCGGGCTCGACGCCACCATGGTCCGCGATCTGCTGGAGGATGCGTACCCGACCAGCCCCTACTGCGCCGTGGTCAAGTACGCCTCCGCCAACGGCATCGTCGGGCACTGGGGAGACTCCCCCAACGACGGGATGCGGACGGTGTTCCTCACCGAGAAGACCCGCATCGACGCAGCGGCGACAGCGCACAGCAACACGATCGCCTGGAAGCACGTCGTCATCGACTTCACGGTCGCTGACATCCTGCACGCAATCAGCACGCCGGCCGACATCCTGTTGTACAAGACGCAACTCCAGCAGTTCATCGCGTGGCTGCGATCGTCGAGCTTCGCGAACAACTCGACGCTGTGCGTTCACCTTGTGCAGCACCGCGAGGACCTCTACGCGCTGACGGGGACGGGTGCGGTGACGTGGATTCGCCAGCAGCACGCGGAGATCGCCAGGGCCGACAGCTACGTGCGGCTGGTCGAGATGAACGACGCCGAACCAGGAGTCGCGGGCAACGCTCCGGGCGCCGAGGTCGTGGCCTACTCGCAGCGGTCCTACTTCGACATGGGATCGCGCGTGGCCCAGTCGATCCAGCGGGTCAACGACGGCGTGGCGACCACGTCGGCGGCCGGGTTCCCGGTCTACGTCTTCATCGGCGACTCGATCTGCACCGGCCCGGCAACGTCGGACTGGATCACCGCCCTGGCGAGCGAGCGGTACTGTGGCCCAGACGGGGACCTGATCCGGCCCGCGAACCAGTTGATCTACAACCGTGGCACATCGAGTGGCGAGGTCTACAACGCCTGCACGAACAGCAACACCAGCGGCAGCGTCGTCGCGACGGCTGGCAGCGAGCTGGAGCTCATGGCGGCGCTCGGCGACCTGCACCCGAACGGGTTCCTGCTCGTGAAACGGGGGGCGAACGGCAGTTCGCTCGCGACCCAATTGGGAGCGTACTCGAGCGGCGCGTATGGGCGCTGGCAGAAGGGCGCGAACGAGCAGTACCAGGAACTGCTCGACGACGTCGCTGGGGCCTGCGACTGGGTGAACGCCCAGGGCTACCAAGCCGACCTGCGCGCGGTGTTCGTATCGCTCGGCCAGAATGACCAAGCGGCCGGAGACGACTCGGGCACGGCAGGCGCCGCGTTCGCCGCAGCCCTGCCGGAGTTCTGCGCCGACTTGTGGGACGACCTGTCGACGCGCACGAGCGGCGACCTGCTGCCGATCATCTGGCGCCGGCCGCAGGCAACAACCGCCGGGGCCCACGCGGTCGAGATCGCCGCGATCCGTGACGCGATCGAGCAGCTGGCTGTCGACAACCCGCGGTTCTTCTGGACCGACGTCGACGACCTGGAGACGAACGCGACGGACGGCATCCACGAGACGCCCGACGCCTGCATTGAGTCTGGGCGCCGGTACGCCGCGCGGTTGACGGTCGCCACGGCCTGAGCTACCCTGCCAGCGTTCGACGACCTGCCGGCGGGGCGTGGTGCCGCGAGATGTGCGCGGTCCCCGTCAGTGCGCGACAGCGCCACCGGCTACTCAAGGCGCCGGGTGTTCCGGGCATGAATCACCCACCGGCAGGTCGAGGACATCGCTCTTTCCCTGCGCCGGTGCGGACCGCATCCGCGAACGAGACGCGCGGGGCGATCAGCATGGGACGGCCACCGCGGCCCGTGCCGGCGCAAGGGTTCGTTTGTGGTGCAGGGGATTGACAACGGCTGGGCCACCTCGGTACCGTGCGCCCCATGACTGAAACACGCTACCGGACCTCCCACCCCCTCCTGATCGCCACGCCCGCCCTGCAGGCATGGGCTGACGAGCACGGCGCCCACTGGCTGATCGACGCCGTCGCTTCGCACCTCTTCGCGGGTCGCGACGCCCGCCGCGCCCAGGCCGACCCGATCACGTTCTGGACCGTCACGGTCCGCGACGACGCGACCGAGCGCGAACCGATGGCGGTCCTCCGCGGGACGGACGGCGGGGTGATGGACCAGCCCGAGGTGGTCTACGCCGAGCAGAAGATCGAGTACACCGACCTGCCGGTCGGGTCTCACCGGGTCTACGTCTGTCGGGACGGCCGCAAGTGGGTCGCGATGCTGCCGGAGGACTACTGACCGTGCCGGTTCCCGATGACCGCAAACCGCGCCAGGACGCCCAGGATGCCCCGCCGTTCGCGTTTCGTCCGGCGGTGGCCCCAAGGACGGGCCAGCCGAAGATCGCGCAGCAGGCGGCTAGCGCGACCCAGCCGGGTGCCACGATTGCGAATCCGGCCATGAACCGTACACCTCCCCCCTCCTCCCCTGCCGGGGACCCGCGTCGGGCGTTCGCGGGCCGCGGGGGGGTAGGGGGGGTTCTGTACGCTGGTACCAGTACTGGTACCAAAACCCATCTGCTCGAAGTGGATGAAGAGGTTGAGTCCGGTACTGCTTCTGTACCAGAAGGAGAATCAGCGGTTGCTGTACTAGTACGAGACCTCGGGGTGTTCTTGCTCGCGCCCGCTCGCCGCGCGCAGATCGTCGCGGGCCTGACGGCGGCCGGAATCGGATGCGACGAGATCCGAGAGCTGGCCGAGTTCGTCGCCGGCAGCGAGCCAGACCCGGTGAAGCGGCGCCGATACCTGGGCAGCGTGCTCGCGGACCCGACCGTCGCGAAGGGCGCCCTGGCCGACATCGCTGCGTACCGCAAGGCCGAGGAGGCGCGCGGGCGAACCGCGGCACCGGCCAAGAATCCCGTCAGCATCGAGCCCGGTCGTGCGATCCGCGAGCGGGACATGGAACGAGTGCGCCAGTTCGAGGCCGAATACCGGGCCGCGAAGGAGCGCGGAGAGTGTGACCCGAAGAACCGAAACCCCCACCGATGGGAGACGCAGAGACTATGACCAAGAACACGAAGAAGACCAAGCAACATCATGCGGCGCGGTCCACACCGAAGACGATGAGCGACCCGACCATGCCTGGACGGATGGAGGCGCGTCGCCGCAAGTTGATGGACTATGCGGATCAGTCCGCGTCGCCGGCTGCGAGGATGGCCGCGAGGGCGTTGCTCAACTCGCAGCTGTCTGCGATCGGCCCGGAGTGGGACGACTTCCCGAGGACAGCCGTGGATCTGTCCTACCTGCGGAACATGCGCGATCAGGGACTGTTCGACTACGGCGGGTGGGTCATGCTTGCGGCAATCTCGCCGCGATGGCGCAAACTGACGATCCACGAGGTGTGGGAACAGACGGTCGGCGCGAAGGGATGCCAGGACCCGGACTGGGCCACGGCGGCGATCTGGCTGCGCAAGTGCGACGGGTCGGACCGCATCGTGAACCGGCTGGCGGGAGACGAAGATGGCGTTACGGGAAGCGAAGGGGACCCGGACCTCGTCGCAGCCCGCATCCGCGCCGAACACGTTCGCGCCTGCCAAGCACTGTCCAGCGTCCACACCAAGCTTACCTCGGTCGGGTACCGCATCAACGCGGCCGGTATCGAGATCAACCTCGAATGGAAGGGGCACGGCATCGACGCCCTGGAGCGCGAGTGCCTGCAGGTGATCGAGAGACTGGACGAGGTCTTTGCGAGGATCCGAGAAACCAACCACGAGCTAGCGGCGGTGAGAGGGGCACTCGCGGCGAAGGCCAAGCAGGCCGTCGCCCTCGCGACGGTGGAAGCCGAGCGAGATCGGCTGCAGAAGATCATCACCGACGCGATGCGGAAGGCGGGCGAGAATCCTGCGGGTGCGACGTCGTGAGCCACCGGACCAAGTGCTCGAACGGGCACGACCTGCGCATCCCCGGCGCGGTCTACATCCAGAAGCGCAAGGTGGGGAACACGACGAAGCCGTACCGGCTCTGCAAGCTCTGCCACAAGCAGCCCGGCGATTCGGCCCGATCATGGGACGCATACCGTGCCGAGTGCATCCGCATCGACGACGAGATCCTGGGGATGGTGGATCGGATGGACCTCGCGTCCCGGGTCGAACGCGACCAGATGCACGCCCGCATCGCGATCTTGCGCGACCGGAAGGACCGGATGGAAGCCGAACTGGTGGCGGCGCGCGGGAAGCACGGGGACGCGGCGACGGGGAGCGAGTAGGGAATACTTCCCGACGCAGAAAGTGGGAACCGCACGCTTGACATGCCCCAATTTGGCCGATAGTCTCCCCGGCATGACGTCCACGAACACGAACGGCACCTTCTCCCCCGAGGCCCTCTCCCTGCACTCCGAGCTGTGCGCGAAGTCGCTCCGGGACTACATCAACCCATTGGCCCGGTCGATGGGCGGCGCCCCCCTGGAGATCGTCCGGCGCCACGACCCCGAGGCGGGGCACTGGAGTAACTGCAAGCGCCAGCACATCGTCGCGGCGCTGATCGAGGCGCACGGCGAGGACGCGGTGCGGGCCGCGATGGCGAAGCTGGGAACCCCGGCCCCCGCGGCCCCCGCGAACCAGGACGCTGCTGCGCAGCTCGCTGCCGCGGTCGCGGCGATCGCGGCCGGCGCCCGCGGGGTCGACGCAGACGCGGTGCGGCAGATCGTCGCCGAGGCCCTGACGGCCGAGCGAGAGAAGATCGTCGCGGAGGCAGGCGCAGCGGCCCGCGCCGCCGCGACCCTGACGGTCGAGGTGAAGGTCGGGGACGCGACTCCGGTCGCCTGCGGCGTGCAGCACGCGCGGTTCCCGGTTCTGGTCAAGATGGCGAGCGCCCGACTCGGGAACGGCCGGCGCTGCAACGTCTGGATGCACGGCCCGGCCGGCACGGGCAAGACTGCAGCGGCCCGGGCCTGCGCGACGGCGCTCGGCCTCAAGTTCTACTTCTCGGGTGCGATCGAGACGGCATACGCCCTGCTCGGCTACACCGACGCGCACGGCCGGCTGGTCCGGACGCCCTTCCGGGACGCATGGGAGCACGGCGGGGTGTTCTTGATGGACGAGGCGGACGCATCGCACCCGCAGGCCCTCTGCGCCCTGAACGCCGCGATCGACGGCAGCGTCGCGGCCTTCCCCGACGCGATGGTCGAGCGGCACCCGGACTGCATCATCTTGGCCGGGGCGAACACGGCGGGCCGGGGTGGGTCGACGAAGTACGCGGGCCGGGTGCGTCAGGACGAGGCATTCCTTTCGCGGTGGTCGCTTCTGGAATGGCCGCACGACGACAAGCTGGAGGCCCACCTCGCCGGCAACGACGAGATCGCACGGGACTGGATGACGACGGTCCGCCGATACCGCCGGGCCGCGGAGGTTGAGCGGATCGAGGGGGCGAGCACGACGACCCGGGCGACCCTGGACGGCTGCGCTCTCCTGCGGGCCGGGGTCGACGACGACGCGGTCCTGGAGGCGACGATCCGCAAGGGAATGCCTGCCGACTCCTGGAGCCGGCTCAAGGCGGCGGCGGAACGGGTCCGATGATGCGGACGCGCCCGCTTGACATTGCGGGCGCCTACCCTGTAGGATTCCACTCATGACGACCGAACACACCGACCTCTCCGACCTCTACCCGGCCGACCTTTGCGCTGGCTACGTCGACGCATCCGACCGCGCCGCCCGCCCGACGCTACTCTGGGAGACGACGTTCCCAGCGCTGCTGCACGCCCGGCACATGCTGTTTCGCCTGCGCGGTGTCGACGGCCACCGCGGAACCGGACCCGTCGACCGCAAGTGGGAGCGCGGGTGGAAGGACCTGCGCACCGACGCCGAGCTGCTCCGCGGCGACGCCGCGGTCGCGAAGGACATCGCGCGGTCGATGGCGAAGATCGATTGCCCGGACAGCGAGCAGCGAACCTGGGGGATGGCGCCGGCTGGCGCATACCCGATCGTCCCGGTGGCGCTGGGGGGCGACCCCTGCTCGATGCGGTACCGGACGACCGAGGCGAGCCACGCCGCCCCGCTGCGCGTGTTCTTCCCGCTGCTGTGCTCCTCGAAGATCAAAGTGCAGGAGTTCGCCGGGTCCCTGGCCGACGTCATCGCCGCTCTGCGGATTCTCGCGGATCACCGGCCGGTCGAGTTGATCGGCTACGGCGGGACTGGGTTTGCACCGAAGGACACCGCGATGGGATCCCCGACCAAAGGCCTGCACGACGGCGCGATCTTCACGACCTTCCCGATCCCAATGGACTACAGCGACCTGCGCGCCGCCGCGCTGTTCGCAGATGCGAGCATCGGCCGGTCGATCGTCCTCGCGATGCACAACGCGATGGGCCGCACGCGGATCGGAGCGCCGTGGCCGTGGGAGGCGAACCCCCTGCACGAGGTCTCGATCCGACACACCAAGATGGCGCTCGGCCTGCAGGACGACGACGTCCTGATCCCGCCGCTGTTCGGCCGGGACGGCATCGACGCGGTTCGCATGGCCATGATCGACGCAGCCGCCAGGAGCGGCATCACCATCCGACTCGCCGGGACTGATGCCTCGGCGGAATCGGAACACCACCTCATCCCCTACTGACCAACCGCCAACTGCTCTCCCCATCATCACCCCATGAACCCAAACCGCATGAACCCCCGCAGGACTCCCCCCTTCTTCGCTGGTGGACAGGGCCGAACCGGACGGGATGTCCGGGATGCCGGCACCACCCAGTGGTACCTGTTCGCCCTCTTCGCCGTGCTCGTGCTCGGCTGGGTCGCATACTCGTACTGCCACCTGGAGGCCCCCAAGTGAACTCCACCAACCCCCCTATCATCGACCGTCTCCGGCTCGCGCACGATCAGACGTTCGCACTGCCAGCGTCCGGCGGAGCAGATGACTCGCAAGAGGTCGACCGCGATAGCTACCTGGGCGGCACCGATGTCGCCGCGATCCTCGGGCGGAACCCGTGGAAGACACCGATGGACGTCTACCTGCGCAAGACGAAGCAGGCGCCCCCCGATCCGACGAACGAGCGGATGCTCTGGGGCCTGATCCTGGAGCCCGTGATCCTGGCAGAGTACTGCCGGAGGGCCGGCCTCGAACTCGTCGAGACGCAGCCGTTCGTGCGCAGCGAGACGTGCCCATGGATGGGCGGACACATCGACGGGATCGCCCGGCCGTTCGAGATCAACCCTGATGCTGACGCGTACGGCGACCGCGGGAAGCCGGCGACGCTCGACGACCCGCGCGGGCTGATCCTGCTGGAGTGCAAGGCAGTCCGCCGCGACGCGCTCCCCAAATGGGAAAACGGGATCCCCATCGAGTACCGATACCAGGGGCAGCACTACTTGATGCTGCGCGGCCTGAAGCTCTGCGTGTTCGTGGTGTTGTTCGGCGGGCAGGTTCTGCGGGCCTACCCGATGGCCGAGGACCCGGTGATGCAGGCCGAGATCCGCGAGGCGACGACCCGGTTCTGGACCGAGCACGTCGAGCCGCGCATCCCGCCGGACGCCACCGCCACCGAGCAGCCGGACCGACCCGAGGACCCCGACGCGATCACGATGCCTGCATCGGAGGCAGCGGTTGCCGCAGCGATGCGGATGATCGCTGCGAGGAACGCTGCGAAGGGGATGGACGCCGACGCCGACGCGGCCCGCGCCATCCTCATCGACGAGCTGGAGGCCCTCGATGTCGACGCGCTGACCGTGGCCGGCAAGCCGCTGTTCACGCGGTCGACCCGGTCCCGGGCCGCATACACCGTCGAGGCGAAGGAGTGGGTCCAGTACGAACTGGCCCGCGGCGCCGCGAAGATCCTGAACGCTCCGGCTTGACACAGCCGGGGCAACCCGCTATTGCACGCACCTACCCATGGAAACGAACACGCAACCATTCGCCTTCCGCAAGGCGACCAAGGCCAACGCGAAGCTGCGTCTGGCATTCATCGGCCCCGCCGGCTCCGGCAAGTCCTACAGCTCGCTCGCGGTCGCGCGGGCGCTTGTCGGCCCGCAAGGCCGCATCGCCGCGATCGACACAGAGCGCGGCAGCCTCAGCAAGTACGCGAACGACTTCCAGTTCGACGTCCTCGAACTGGAACAGCACTCGCCCGCCGACTACCAGCGCGCGATCAAGGCCGCGGAGGACGCCGGCTACGACGTCCTGGTGATCGACAGCCTCTCGCACGCATGGGCTGGCAAGGGGGGAGCACTGGAGATGGTCGACAACTTCGCCCGCAAGTCGCAGAGCGGGAACTCATTCGGGGCATGGCGCAACGTGACCCCGGCGCACAACGCCCTGGTCGACTCGATCATCGGCGCGAAGCTGCACGTCATCGCGACGATGCGCGCGAAGACCGAGTGGGTCGTCGAGCGTGACGAGCGGACCGGCAAGCAGACCCCGCGCAAGATCGGCCTCGCGCCAGTGCAGCGCGACGGGATGGAGTACGAGTTCGATGTGGTCGGGGACATCGACCAGCAGCACTCGTTCGCGATCTCGAAGTCGCGGTGCTCGGCCCTGGCCGATGCGGTGATCGAGAAGCCGGGCCGGCAGATGGCCGAGACGCTGCGCGCGTGGCTTGCGGGACCCGAGGCCGCGCCGAAAACGCCCGCCGCGCCGCCCGCCGCGATGAAGCAGGCGCAGCCCGATGCGCCCGCGAAGCAGGAACCATCGGCCGCTGCGCCAGCGCCCACCGACCAGCATCCCGTCGCGACACCTGCTGCAGCACCAGCCGCAGGCGGCCTCGCGGGCGTCCTCGCCGCATTCGATGGAGCCGTCACCGAGGCCGACCTGCTCGAAGCGGCGAAGGTGGCAAAGGCCGCGAAGCTGTCGAAGGCGGACGCCGCGGTTGCCAGGAAGCACTACGCCATGCGGCAGGAGCAGATCCGCGCCGCGGCGCACACCGAGGCAGACCGCAAGCTGGTGGGTGAGGCGATGAGCGACGACTCGATCGCGCAACTCGTCGTCGACTACGCCGGGTCGTCCGGCATCGATCTGTCCCGAGGAATCGAACACGCGACCCCGGCCGAACTGGCGAACATCGCGGGATGGCTGCGGGCCGACAAGATCTGACCATGACCACCACCAAGACCACGAAGAAGAAGAAGCCGTCCCACCGCAGCGTGACCGTTGCGGTGGTTCCCCCGACTGACACCGCGGCGCTGCTCGCAGCGTCCGTGCGCGACCGCAAGCGCAAGGTGCAGATCGACAACTACGGACGGTCCAAATGGGGCCACGTCATGCGCGCGATCGACGAGCTTGCTCCGGGATCCAGCATGACGTTCCCAGGCTCACGGGCAGACATCGAGCGGATGCGCAACAGCCTGCTGGTGCGGGCCGCTCGGCACGGAGGCAAGAAGTTCACGACCCGGCGCATCGACGGCGCCCTGCTCGTGATCCGCATCGACGGAACGACGGGAGACGCATCCCCAGACACCTCACACCTCAAGAGGTTCTGAGTATGGGCGCCGTCCGGATGCCCGACACGAAGACCGCCCGCCGGCAGCGCCGCAACGCCCCCACCAAGCGGGCGCTGCTGACGCTGGCCCGGCGCGGGTACTACGCCGACATCTGCGAGCGCCGCACGGGGCGCATCACCCGCGACCTGTTCGGCTGCATCGACATCGTCGCGGTGCTCTCGTCCGGCGCGAAGGCCGACGAGCAGACGCCGCCCATCATCTGCGTGCAGGTCACGTCCTGGGACCACGTCCCGGACCGGACCAGGAAGACCGTCGCGCGACCCGAGGTCCGAGCCCTGCTCCACCGCGGCGTCGCCGTCGAAGTCTGGGGATTCCGCGACCAGAACGACGAGGCCCGCGTCGTCCGCCTGCGCATCGAGCCGAAGGGGCCGATTCCACACCGCAGCTTCGCATCACCGAACGGATACGACGACCTGGACCACGACCCATGACCGCAACACGCAAGCCAGACATCGCCCACTTCCTCACCATGTTCCGCGCGTCCGACCCGGCGACGTCGCGGTCGGCTGCCGCGTCCGTCTGGGGATGCCTCGGCCGCATCCAACGCGCGGTCCTACGCGAGTTCGTGATGTTCTACCACCGGACCGGCAGCGCGATGTCGGCGCGCGAGGCCGAGCGGCTAACCGACTTCCGTGACTTCGGGCCGTCCACCGTCCGCAAGCGGGTTTCGGAACTAGCCCGCGCCGGCCTACTCGAAGAGGTCGGAACCGAGACGGCCTGCGGGCACTCGCCATGCACGACGTACCGACCGACCCAGGACGGGGTCCGCGTGTTCGAGTCGCGCGGAATCCTCGGCATCGAAACACCTCCGGCCGGAGGCGATCAGACCAGCAACATGGGTGCCCTCCCAGTCCCGTGAATGACCGCACGGGAGACCGTTCCGCCTCCGGCCGGTTCATCTACCCAACCACCAACCGCCACCCTACCCAACTTCAACCCATGACCACCCGAACAGTCCGCACAGCCCCGTTCCAGAAGCTGCAGGTTCCAGCGATTCCAACATCGTGCGACGGTTGCGCGTACGCGTACCACGTCAACGGGTCCGCGACCGAGTGCCGCAAGGACCCGCCCATCTGCGTCCACATGAAGGAGTCCGACGGGCAGACGTTCTACGAGTACCCGGAATGCCTGGATGGCTGCTCGCACTACATCAAGGCGCAGGAGATCGTGATCGGCGCCGCGGCAGTCGGGATCGACCAAAGCCCCATGACCACCGCGTCGACATCCGACGGAGCCGACGCCGAGATCACTCGGCTGCGCGAGGGTAACGCCCGCCTGCTGCTGGAGATCGAGGGCCTCGCGACGCGGTGCAGGAGCGCGGAGGCGGATCGGGACGGATGGCAGATTCGCGCAGGCTACGCCGAGGCATGGATCGAGTCGGCCCGCGAACCGATCGCGAACGCGGTCGCGCGAGCCAAGGACGCGCACATCCACCCGATCTCCGACACGCGGCCCCTGTTCCAGTTGTTGCGCGACGTCCTCAAGATCCCCGACCTGCCGATGAAGCATGGCGAGTCGCAGCCAGAGCAGCCAAAGCAGTCAGACGACGCCGAAGGTTGACCGGACGCTGACGGCGGGAGATCATGAAGGCGCCTGCCGGGAGTAGACTCCCGGTCGACAAGGCGCCAATCGATGCAACACGCACAACCGAACGAGCCCGACGACGTCGTCGCCCTCCCCGACGAGCAAGTCCCCGCATCACCGCCCCGCGCCGCCGCGGGCGCATCCCCGCCGGCTCCCATCGCGCCAACGATCGCTCCAAAGGTGGTTCCCGGCCTGCTCGAACCGCAGATGATCCCAATTGGGGACCTGCACCACGACGCGGGCAACGCCCGCCGGCACCCCGAGAAGAACCTGCGCGCGATCCGCGATTCGCTGTCGCAGTTCGGCCAGCGCAAGCCGCTGGTCGCGCAGCGGCAGGACGACGGCACGCTGATCGTTCGGGCTGGCAACGGCACCCTGGAAGCAGCGCGGCAGCTCGGGTGGGCAACGGTTGCTGTGACCATCGTCGACGAGGACAACGCGACGGCCGCGCAGTTCGCGATCGCCGACAACCGCACGGGCGAGTTGGCCGAGTGGGACGACGAAGCGCTGGCGGGACTGCTCGACGGATTCGACGAGGGAACCAAGGGTCTGCTCGGGTTCGACGACGACGACCTCGCGGATCTGTCGGCGCGGATGATGGGGGATGCCGGTGGTTCGGGGCGTGACGTCAAAGACGATGGCGCGGACGAGCCGTCCGCCGTGGCCGTCGCGAAGCGCGGCGACCTCTGGCAGCTCGGCGAGCACCGCCTGCTCTGCGGCGACTCGACCAACCTGAAGGACGTGCTCCGCGTCATGGCCGGCGAAAAGGCTGCGCTCGTCGCGACCGACCCGCCGTACCTCGTCGACTACACCGGCGAGCGGCCCAACGACACGGGGAAAGACTGGTCGGACAAGTACCGCGAGATCGACATCAAGGACGCCGACGGGTTCTTCAAGGCCGTCTTCACCAACGTCCTCGAGGTCCTCGGCCCGCACGCCGCGATCTACTGCTGGCACGCGCACAAACGCTGCGGCGATATCCAGCGGATCTGGCGAGACCTCGGCATCCTGGACCACCAGCAGATCATCTGGGTGAAGCCGACGCCGGTGTTCGGCAGGGTCTACTGGCACTTCCAACACGAGCCCTGCGTGATGGGTTGGAAGCAAGGCGACAAGCCAGAGCACGATGGCGTGCACGAGCACACCTCGGTCTGGACCGTCGACTGGGACGGCAAGTCCCGGGTCGTCGGGAACGAGCACCCTACCGAGAAGCCCGTGGAGATCTTCGCCCGACCGATCAAGAAGCACACGAAGCCGGGCGATCTCGTGTTCGAGCCGTTCTCGGGATCTGGATCGCAACTCATCGCCGCCGAACGCACCGGCCGCCGCTGCCGCGCCATCGAGATCTCGCCGCCGTTCGTGGACGTCGCCATCCGCCGCTGGGAGAAGGCCACCGGCCAGCAGGCGACCATCGAGGGCACCAACCAGACGTTCGTTGAGGTCGCCGCCCAGCGAGGTGTGTGATGCCGCGCCCTCGCTCCGTGATGACCCCCGAGGCCGAGGCCAAGATCCTGCGCGCGGTTCGGCTCGGCGTCTGGCCAGACCGCGCCGCGACGATCGAAGGCATCCCCACCGCGACGATGCGTGCGCATCGGCGCCGGAACAAGGCGTTCGCCGCAGCGGTCGACGCAGCCGAAGCCGAGGCCGAATCCGCGATCCACGGCAAGATCCTCCGGCACATGGAGAAGCAGTGGACTGCGTGCGCGTGGATGCTGGAGCGTCGGTGGCCGCAGCGGTGGGCGAAGCGGGAGCCAGAGGTTGCTGTCAGCGTCACCGCGGAGCAGGCGCCCGCCCAGGTGACCGTCGTCGGCCCGCCGATCCCATCCATCGACGCATGGGCTGACCAGACCGCGAAGATGGCGGTCGCGGCGCGCGAGTTGGCCGAGCGGGCAAAGCAGCTCGACGATCCCGAAAACCCGGCGCCCGAGGACTGACGTGCGGCCCGCGCAGGCGCACACGGAGGGGCGCCGGCTGATCGTGGCAGCGGCGAACGACGTCGCGCCTGGAGTGGTGGGCAACCGATGGATGCCTCACTGGCCGCACGCCCGCCAGATGCTCGCCCTGGGGGCTCACGTCGGCCGACACGACCCGGGCGTGTTCCAACTACTCTACGGCGGGGCAGCTGCCGGCGGGAAGTCGGACTGGCTCCTGATGGCCTGCGCGCAGTACGTTGATGACCCCGAGTTCGCCGGCATCTGCTTCCGGCGCACGTACTCGGACCTCGTGCTGCCGGGCGCCCTGCTGGACCGCGCGATGTCCTGGTGGATCCCGGCGGGTGCCAAATGGGACGGGACTAGCGCGACGTTCCGGTTTCCGAGCGGCGCGAAGGTCGCGATGAGCTACCTCTCGAAGCCGAACGACCACCTGCGGTACGCGTCGACCGAGTTCCACCTCGCCTGCTTCGACGAGTTGACGCACTGGCCGACCGCGGCGCAGTACCAGTTCGTCGGCCTCTCGCGCGTGCGTCGGCGGGTCGGCTGCAGGATCCCGCTGCGGTGCTTGTCGGCAAGCAACCCCGGAGGCCCAGGCCACAACTGGGTCGCCCGGGAGTTCATCGGCGCCGCGGACCCGGCGACAGGGAGGTGGCGCAAAGCCCGCCACCTGTTCATTCCCGCGAAGATCCAGGACAACCCGCACGTCGACCAGCAGGCGTACATCGCATCCCTGTCCCGTCTTCACCCCACCGTCCGCGCGCAGCTGCTCAACGGCGACTGGTCGGCGCGCGACCCAGGGGACTACTTCCGGGCCGAGTGGTTCGGCCCGCTGCTCTCGCCGGCCGAGGACATCTGGCCGTCCGCCGACTGCATCCGGGTCCGGTGGTGGGACCTCGCGGCGAGCGAGAAGGACGACGCGGCCCGCACCGCGGGCGTCCGCATGGCCCGGCACCGATCGGGCGTCCGGGTCGTCGAGCACTGCCGGGCGTTCCGGGCGACCCCAGGCACCCGCGACGACCTGATCGTGCAGACCGCGAAGGCGGACGGTCACGGGGTGTACGTGGGCCTGGAGATCGAGGGCGGCAGCGGTGGGATCGCCCAGTTCCACGCCCTGGAGAAGCGGCTCCGCGCCCAGGGGTTCCGCGTGGTCGGCGCCCGGCCACGCGCCGAACTGACCGACCGCGAGGCGAAGCACGTCACCCGCCAATTGGGGAACCGGGCCGCAAAGGCGATGCGCGCGGACCCGGTCGCGTCGTGCCTGGAACGCGGCTACCAGCGGCGTGGGGAGGGAAAGTCGACGGGCGGCCCAGACTGGGGGGTCGACGCCGATCGGCCCGTGGCGGGGCAGCGGGACGGCATCCGGCTGTTCGCCGGCCCATGGACCCAGGACTACCTGGACGAGCTGCAGGGGTTCCCCGAGGGGGCGACCTGCGACCTCGTCGACGCGACCAGCGGGGCATGGGCGTGGCTGGAGGCCCACCCGTTTGGGTTCCAGGCACCGCCGTCCCCCGCCGGGGACAGGCGGCCGACCGCATCCGGGCCGGACTC